TAGCAATTTTTTTGTTATCGTAAGGGCTCTTTATCCTTTACTTCTATATATTTCTATATAGTTCAGACTATCTCTTTATAGACCACTAAATTTTGGTAAATATAGGTCTATACTTCGCACTCGTGGTTATTTCTCCTTCAACACCACTTGGTAAGGGTACTTTAACTAGTCGTTGATCCTTTACTTAATTTCTTAAGTACTTGGATTAGGATTATCTTCAGCATTATCTGTTAAGACGTTTCCAGATTCACGAAGTTTTAATTTTGGAATTAAAATTATCTGTTTATTTAATTTAAGATGCATAGCAAGAAATTTTCAAACATCTTTGACATTACTAAAAGCAAATTGTTCATTTTTATTATCATCTAAATAATAAAAATCAAAATGTTTTCCTATATATTGCGGATTAATTTCAAATTTTTGAACAGGAACTTCGCTATTACTATATCGTAATCGAATTCCATTTCAACAGACACCTTTTTTGTATCCGCTAGCAAGTTTTTGAACATCTTTTTTTGATAAATTGAGTTGTAATGCAGCGTCTTCTTTATTTTTATACTTACACATGAATTCTCCAAAATAGTTATACTGCTCTACTTCACAAAAATCAAATTGTGTCTTATATTTGCCGTTTAATACACCTTGTTTTATTGAATTACTTAATTTTTTTCTACTATATTCAGATAGTTCATTTGTAACTGGATCTTGAAGATTCATATCTGATTTATAGTAGTCTATTCAATATTTTTCTCGATTTATTCTAATTTGAGGATCACAGAATTCTAAGATTTCTACATTAATATTTTGTATACCATATTTGTTGGATACTTTTTGTAAAAAATCATTAGGGTGCTTATTTTTTAATAAATCTGTTCTATGTTCTATTAATCTTGAATATAGACTCTTGCTACTTCCTATATACAAGTGGCCTCCACAGCTTAACTTGTATATACCTGATTTTTTAGATAATTCTTTGCTACTTAGTGTAAATAATGTTTTCATATTTGATGTTAATCATTTAATAAAAACAAATTTAAACATTATTTTACTAATTTCCAAATGTTAATCTCCCAATTCTTCACACTGAGAAAGATTCAATTTGATGAATCCCATATTCAGTTCTTCAGCTATTTGTAAAATTGTAGAAGTCTTTCCAATTCCTGAATCGGCTTCCAATGAAATTGCAGTGGGAATTTTTCCAACTTCCACTAAACGTTTGTTATTCTCAATAATATATTGAAATATAGTTTTAAATTCTTCTAAATTAACTTTATTCAGCTCCATTATCAGATGGGATAAACATACTGTAACCTGGATAATGATTATTTTTATTACCATTAGAGGTAATTACCCAGATCATCTGCTTCATTACTTTAAAAGTATCTGTAGGTGCATAGCCATCTGTAAAGAATACTAAAGTAGAGTATTGTTTTCTACATTGATTGTAGTAGTCAATAACAGGTTTGAAGTCTGTACCTCCTCTACCAGTGAATGTACCATCAAAAGTCCCTTTGAATGGATATATTCTATGTATTCTAGCGTCGCACTCAATTACATCAACACCTGCCCCAGCTTTCCAGATGTGATAAATCTCACTAATAAAATCTTTTAACTCCTTAGTACTAACAGAACCAGAAGTATCAATGGCAACTAAAATATCATGTTTATGTTTTAGTTTAATACCCGCAGCTCCCTCAAACCGTTTAGATACTTTGCGATGTGTCTTTTTTACAAAGACATCAATAGCAAATCCTAAAAGTCGTCTAAAATAGGCCTTCCAGTTAAATATAGAAGGTTTTATCTTAAACAATTTATCCACATATTCTTTCAGCTCGGAAGGAATAGTTCCTCTAGATTTAATTACTTGAGTTGCAACCTGTTTTACAATGTGGTCAGTTTGATTGTTAATTAAAGTTTTTTCTGCGTCTGATAAATCAGAAAAATCCTTTCAATGATTATGGTTTTTCGGCTCCCCAGAGGAGTCTTTCTTATCTTTATAAAGGTATTCATAATAGTATTTGGTTCCTGCTTTTGGAGGAAGCATGGGATCAATATTTTTGATATCAATAGCATCTTTTGGAAGAACATCAATATATTGATTTACTTCTGCATCTGCAGCAATATTAAATAATTTTTTGTCACTAAAAGACTCTTGCATCAATAAATGCTTAAATGCAATATGTAACAATTCATGCTTCAATACTCCAAGCTGTTCATCATCAGTTAAAGTTTCTCAAAAATCGGGATTAACACATAATTCATAGTTAATCCCGTTTCTTGCAACTCATGCTGTTGCACCATCTTTAGAATAATATTTATTTAAAGATAATAGAAATAAACCATAAAAAGGATCTTTAACTACAAGTTGTTTACAAGCTTTAATCAGATCCATATTTATTTATCTCCATATTAATTATTTATTAAGTTTCTTTTTATGAATTCCTCTTTCAAAGGAATAGCAAGTTCTCTAGCCTGTGGATGTGCAGCAACATCACAACGTAGTTTGAAAAATCCTTTCCACTGTTCAATGGTTCCAGTCATTACTAACTCTGTTT